AATAGAGTCCATAGATTTCTCCTATTTAGACATTTAGGGTATAGGAGCCCCTGCTACGGGGCTCCGTAGCTAAGGGCTACATAGGTAAGAATTATAAATTGGTCGCCATTGCTTCAATGCGATACATCCATAAATCCTGCAGAATAATGCAAGAGTAGAACGTATCCCATGCCACAGTTCCACGCTGACCTAATGGGTCGCCGGGTCCTGGGCGAGGCTGAACGACTTTGGAGCGGAGAGAATCCATGCCTCCAAGTGTGGCACAACCGATTGCATCGGCTGCTAGTATGATAACAGGGTACACATCGGCATTACCGGATGAGCCCTGAGTACCACTGGTTGAAACAGCGTATTGAGCATTACCAGAAGCCAACGTGGCTCCTGCGTCTGCAAAAGGGACTGCTTGGGTTGTGGTAATGAATCTCACGCCACGGACTGAACCAATCTCACCTTCGATTGCGTCGCCAGTCTCTGAGTACTTCTCAACTGGTACGAATCCGGTGATGGCCTCAATATCCTGACGAAGGTCAGGGTGGCAAATTCCAATGAATGATTCACGAATTGGCTCGGTAGCAATACCAACTGCTGCTCGCAATTTCTTGCGTAGCTTCACGGCATCATTACGTTCCAGTACACGAATTGCCTTCTGTATCAACCCGTCGTTCCCTGTGGGAGCAGCGGTTGCCGCAGAAGTCAGTGCCTGTAGTCCAATTGTGGCATCAACGGTAGCACGACTGGTTCCACCAGCATATGCTGCCTGAGTTCCTGCACGGAAGGTCTTGTAGCTGAGAAAGTCAATTGTTTCACCAGCTTGCGTGGCCTGCCGTTCTGAAATTACGTTGAGAACCGGATCATGCGAGGCTGCCAACAGGACGTCTGTGGTATTCACATAACTTCCATATTGCTTCAGCGTGTGCATGAGCGTGGTGTGCTCAAGCGATGTAAAGTCCGGTGTTACACCTTCCGCAATCGGGGAATCCACGATTGGGAATCTTTCGTAACGTCGGTGTCTGATTTCTAAACCCTGCTTCTGGGGTTTAGTTTCTTTTTGTGCGAATTTCGCAAATGTAAGAAGACGTTTTGCAATCGGTAACATCTTCTTTTGAATAGTGAACGCATCGTTCTTACTCAGATCCCCATAACTGGAGGCTTGAGTAACACTTCCCGTTCCGCCATAAGCTGCCATAGTCAACTCCTAATAAAATTATTAATAAATAAGGATCCCTAAAAATCTTCTGTAGGTTCTGGGACACTATCCCAAAGATCCTCATCCGACATGTTGTCGGTGTTTCTCTCTATTCTTGGGGCGGAGTTGCTCATCAGATTCGAGGCCGCCTTGCGTCTCGTACTCTGTTTTTTAGCTGATCCTTCTGACTGCGCCTTAGGTGCTGGCTCCTCTGTTTGTCGCCATGCTTTGCCGGAATTTGTGTTTTCCAGCCATAAATTCATTACTGACGCATGATCATCCGGTGATGTGGATTCGGTCATCATTTTAGTAAGGGCAGGTGATGCCAAAACATACGATTGAAAATCTGGATCTCTGTCGATATCCCTATAATCTTCCCCAACTGAGTTGAGCATCGACTGGTCGTGGTTGCTCAAAAACTGCTGGTAGTTCTGGTCATGGTAGGCTTTTTCAAGCTGGGCAACCCTTTCTGAATCCTTGTTCATCGTGGGTGCTACCTTGTTTAATGCCTTGGCTAATTCATGCTGGACTAACTTTTTAGTCACTCCAGTAATTTCGCTGAATTCCTCCATTGTCGTGCGATCATCGTCATCAAAAAATGATCCCTCATCGCTTGGGTCTGGAGGTGTGTCCGGCTCCTTATAGCCTTGCCTTAGTCTTTCAAGTTCCTTGTCCTGCTCTAGAGAGCGAAGTCTAAGGTCATTAAGCTCTTCTCTGCTCCTTGCACTTTCTTCGTTTCGTTTATGAAACTCTTTCTCTAGGGACTTATATCTCTGTTCATAGTCGTGAGCAGGTTCCTCGTCCTCCATATCTTCTTCGGAGTCTTCCGGTTCCTCGTCCTCCCCTTCATCCTCGGCTTCTGCCTCAGTCTCTTCAGGTGGATCATCCTCATCTTCTACTTCTGGAGCATTGTCCCAGATATCCTCATCCTCACTGCCCGTATCAACCTCTTCTTCCGGTTGGGGGCTGTCCTTTTCTTCAGCCATTTAACTCCGTCTCTATTTAGCTCACCGGTAACAATGTCCCGCTAATCGGATCGTATTAGGTGTTGCCCCTGGCTATTCACCGTGGAGGCCCAAATTTCTCGACGTTTTCAGGAAAATCTAAAATTTCCTTCCACGCCCTCACTCTCCCAATGGAGATGTGGTGCTTTGCAATAGATTCCTGATCAAATAAGGTGCCGTTAACTATACGGTCCATTTCATCAGTACATCTCTTGTCAAATTCATCTTTTAATGCATTCCAGCCAGGATGCGTTCTCAGCATCGCCAACAAATCCGCACGGGATTCGGGACGTCCTGCCATTAGTTTGCCCCTTGTTCTACCATTCCTTGTTCGGGAGGTCCAGCCATTGGTCCCCCTTGACCACCAGCTTGTTCCTGCATCTGCTGCTGCTGCATCTCCATTTCCATCTGTTGCTGTTGTTGCATACGGGCATTATTCTCCTGTTGCACAGCCTGTTCCTCCTGAAGCATCTGCTGCGCTTCGCCTTGATCCATCTGTTCACGCAACAGAATGCTGTAGCGTTCAAGGTTCGTCGGATGCAAGACATTTCCATCCTTAATAAGTTCGAGTCTCTCTGCCCGCTCCATCTCACGCTGATCATCAGATACTTTCTGTTTCTCGCCAAGAATAGCCTTTGTCTGCTCCACCTGAATCTGTGACTGGGTGGTGGCCTGTGCCTGTACTTGTATCTGTTGCTGTGCCATCTGTGCCTGCTGTTGAGCCTGCTGTTCTTGCTGCTGTTGCATGGCCTGATTCTGCTGTTGCATTTCCTGAGCAACCTGCTCCTCAGTCTTCATTACCTCTTCTGGATCTAAATTAAAGGCTCTGAGCAGTGGTCTACTAAACGCCTCGTATTTAATATATTGTTGGAGTTGCGGAAGAGAACCAATTGTCTGGAGGAAATTTATCAACTGTGTGTTGTGTACTTCCTTGGCAATATACTGCTCATAGCCAGTACTTATAGCTTCGTAGTCTCCCTTAATCTGCATATCCTCTGAATCAACCATCAACCACCGGTAAATGGCCTGTATGTTGTGCGTTATCATTTTACTCACAGAACGGACAACATCTGCTGTCTGACGGTTGGCATTACTGTTCAGGATCGACATGCCGGTCGCCGTCTTCGTCTGGGCCGGACTCATGTCACCATAACCGATAGAGGTCTGTCCACTGTCCAAGTCAGCTTCACGTTCAAGCTGTTGGACTAGTTGGAGCAGCCCGTTTGTGACATCCGGTATCTGTACCGGCATAAATGCGTCCCTGACAGAAGCGCCGGGCTTTACACGGAACTGCTTGCCGGGATAGACTTGCTCTGTGTCCGTGCCCGGTTCAAAGGAATTCGGATCTATCACTGTCATGGGGGCCGCTGATAAAGACTTACCCTCAATCATCATGGCATAACTGAAGTTCAGTATTGCCTGTACGTCACGGATTGCATAGTAAATGCCGTCTGCCCATATAGACTCTGGATTCTTCTGCCAGTAACAGAAATGGAACGGCAGGGTGTCATCAAACGGGTTCTCTTGTATCTTAATTACTTTGTCGCCTATAACCGTAACTACAACCGGCAGTGATTGGGGAATGTCCTGCGCCTCAATAGGCAGGTGCCCCTCTAAATCATTGCCGTCCAGACGCCCCCAAAACTCAAGGACTTCTATGTTTTTGATCTGCCTTGCAGACGATTCATCAAACTTTTTGGGGTGCTGGCTCTCATCATAGCCATGGACCCTTCCTTCATCCCCGCTGATAATTTCCTCCACCACGTCCATAAGGTATCCTTCGCCAGTGCTGGCCATAGAACGTAACTGAATCGGAGACATAAAATTGCGCTGGATAATATAGTCAGCATCCTCGGAATTACTAGCCTCAGGGGATGGGAATACATTCCATATCGAAATATACTTAACCGCAGGAATAAGTTCCTCCTCAAGCTGAGACTCAATCTCGACCATCTCATCTGGAGTCCTGACCGAAGTATAGACGGGAAAATTCTTTTTCGTAAGACTAACCCCCTTAGTACACCCTGTACCATAAAGGCACATTTCGTGAATTGAATGTGTAATTTCTTCATTGTATGATGTCTTTTTAAGTATGTCCCTGATCTTATCTTCCATATTCGTGGCCCGTGACAAAAGTGCATCCTGCAGGATGTCCGGCCTGTCGGGTGGTGCCTGAATGTCTGGGGGATAAAATCTAGGTCTTTTTGATGGTGTGACTGTAAATGGCACCTCGCCATCTTCAAATAACAA